TAACAATGCTTGAACATTCCGGCATGAAACATCTATTGCAATCAAATGACGCGGGAAACAGCAGGAAAACCGGTAGCACTAAAAATATGCTACAGTGGGAGGGCGGCGGATGGCTTAAACCTATCGGGTCCCTGAACGCGGCGAAGATGCGACAGGATACAATTTTATTAATGATCAAAGACGAACTCGACGGCTGGCCCGTATCAGTCGGCAGAGACGGCGACCCCGACAAACTAACCTCAGATAGGTGTAAAGGGGTTTGGGAACGTAGAAAGATTTTTCGCGGCTCGACGCCCGCTGAGATGGCAACAAGTAAAATTTACCCGAATTATAAAAAAGGCGATCAGCGGAAATATTACGTTCCGTGCAAACACTGTGAATTTATGCAGTACCTAAGTTGGGGTTTTCCTGACGAGGAGACGGGTATAAAAGCGCACGGGTTCATTTGGGACTTTGACCGCGAAGGGATGCTAATAAATGAGTCCGTTCGTTACAAATGTATGAATTGCAAAAAAGACATCGAAGAATTTGACAAAGCTGCGATGTTCGCGACAGAGAACGGCGCCTCATGGCGTCCAACGGCGACCCCGAAACAGCAGAATATAAGGAGTTACCACCTGCCCGCGTATTATTCACCCTCAACACTTACGCCGTGGTACGCACTAGTCGGCGACTTCCTAGACAGCTACGACCCTGGGAACCAGAAAATAATCGACTTTGAAAAATACAAGGCCTTTGTAAACAACGTTAAGGGCCGCCCGTTTCAGGTTACTGGGTTCAAGCTCACGAAAGAAGTTACAAACGCACTACGCCGCGACTATTACGCCCGGGGCACAGTTCCAAACAGAGCTACGCGGTTATACTGCGGCGGTCCTGTGGTTTTCTTGACTTGTACCGTCGACGTTCACAAAGAACACCTAGACGTTTCGGTTATCGGATGGAGCCGCAACTCGCGCAGCCATTTAGTAGATTATTTTTTAATACCCGCAGATAACGCCGCGGATGAAAACGACAAATGCTGGGACGCTCTCGGGGAACATATCGAAGGTAAGGTGTATTACTCTGACGATGACGGCGACGACGACTTAGAATATAAGTGCGCTATTACCTTAATCGACGCGCGCTGGGAAGGCACAACAGTGATGCAGTTCTGTGGAGCTTACGAGAATGGGGTTTTTCCTATCTTAGGTTTACCCCGTCCGGATAATTACCGAAATTTAATACACTTTCAGCCGTTCACGTCTTCAACAGGGGGCGTAGGGTATAAAATTACAGTAGACTTCTATAAAGACATGCTCGCGACGGTGCTTCGCCGCGAATGGACTTCCGACATGGGCGAACAGAAGAGTAACCACTTTAGCGTTCCTATGGATGCGACAGATAAAGAACTAAAAGAACTTACAACAGAATATAAAAGAAAGGAGAAAGACTCAAAAGGAAAATTCCGCTACGTCTGGCATAGACCCGACGGCGTTAGGAATGAATTGTGGGATTTGCTGGTGTACTCCCACGCCGCGAAGGATATTATGGCCCGTCTCCTTTGTGTAGATACTTGGGGCGACGAGGAGGTTAACTGGGGTGAATTTTGGAACTATTACGAGGATCAACTGAATGAACATGACAATAATTGAGGCTTTGCAACGTAACCACGGCGCAGAGGGTCGTAGATATAGCGATCAAGGTATTAAGGCGTTAACCGACGCCGTTCTCGAAGCGATGCTAAGCGACACTACACGTAAAACGCTTCGGGTGTCAGAGGTCCGTAAAATAATAATGGTGCAGTTTAGGGCCACGTTGCGTAAAGCAACCTTCGAAATAATTCGGCAGCACGTAGCCACCCACCCGTGGTTCACGCACGACCACGGCGACCGCTTCACAATAAAGAGAGATTTCGAGCCCTTGACAAATAGATTAGACTATAGTAAACTATAACCCACCCGTGGTTCACTTAAATGTGTTCATTAATGCCCCCTCGTTTATTCGTCGGGGCCTTTTTTATTCTCAGCCGCTAAGTGCGGCCATATGAACACCAGCGTAAAGAATGCGAACGTAAAGAACATCGCATTTATAATCATCGTACAGAGTCCGCGAAAATTGCGAGGCACACCAGAGCGAACACGGCGACCCACGACGCTAAAAACATTTTACGTAAATAGTCTTTCTCGTCGCGGTCTCTTTTGTATCTCTCATTTGCTTCGTTTTTCATAACTGTTTACCTTCGGGGTGTTTAGTAGTTAATGGGCGGTAGCTGTCCGGGGATGATTCCCCACAGGTTTTACACGCCATACTAGGAATAACGTTCTCGTGAAAATGTGCGTCGTCGTAGCCGCTGCCTTCGCGCCTCGTGCCGCAGTGCTCGCACAGGTACACCGCGGTAAAGTCTCGGCGGTGCTGGCGCAGAATATGCTCTATTTTCATCGGCGGAGCGGCATTAAAACTGCGTTGCGCCGGCCGTCGGTGATTTTCACAGGTTGGCCGGTGCCGTTAACTTTTATATGCGCGCCCTTCATTCCGTTCAGGGCCTCCATTAAGGAGGTCATATTAAAAGAAAATTCGCAGCCCCCAACCAGCACCGTGCACGCCTTACCCACGTCGTGAGGGCGTACGTTGGTGATACTATCTACGCTTATCGGTTCCTGTCGGCCAAATGACCGTGGAATAACATTCAGGTAATTAGGATAGCAACCGTCCACCTCTTTCGGGTGACCACCTGAGGTGATATACCCGTCAGGAAAACCCGAGTTTTCAACCCAGTGTAAGCGGGCACCATCCGTAGCGACGAGGACACCATCCAGAACGATCATGTGGTCCATAACACCCCTAGACCCCCGTGACTTCGAGGCCTTGTGGGTTGCCTGGTTAACCCAGGCGAGGTCACAGTCTGCGGCTTTCTTAAGCGGCTTGGGGTCATTAAAAAAAGCGTGCAAGACGTCTAGGTCAAACCTAACCGCAGCCACCGCCGTCGCTGGCGCGCCGGTAAAACTGGCTATCAAGTTCTCTAGGCTGCGGAGCGCAGCGGCTTTCTTAGGTTTATTGGTGAGGTGGCTAGTAGAGCGTATTTTTTTAAGCAGGTCCATTTTATTTCCCGTGGTTTTCGTTGTGTTATGTCTCTAGTATAACCCCGCTCGGGGGGTATTCCACCCCCTAGAGCTAAAAATATGTAATTTTTTTCGAGCCCCTTGCAAAAAGCCCTGTGGGGGTTAATTATTTAAGTATACACATAGAGGTTAAAAAACATGGCCGACACATTTCTCGAAGAGAAGAAAGCACAAGTCGAGAGCATCATTAATGCTCTAATTGACACTATTCTACAGCTGAGCAGCGGCGCCGTCGTGTCCTACACTCTCGACACCGGCCAGGGTAAACAGATAGTCACCCGCGAAAACCTCAGCGATTTAAACAATCAACTCAACAGCTACTTAAGCATGCGTGATGTACTCTGCGCGCGTACCGAGGGCGGGGGAGTTTTCAATATGGGACCCCTTTGTTAAATGATGCAATTCGACTGTTACGAACCTAAAGACGAGCCGCAGGTGGTACACGCCGAGGCGGATATTATCCAAGAAGATTACACACACCGCGACAGCGACGACGTTCTTGTGCGATGCCTCAAAGACATGGGCTCACAAATGGCCACGTCGGACGGGTACGGTTATAGCGGCTTTGGTTTTGGTTTTGGTGGGGAAAAATTCGCCGGTGGGTTGTCTCAAGATGGCGGGTACGCAGGCCTCGGGGTAGATAGCGGCCTCGACTATGATCTTTTACAGCGACGCTCAGGCGCCCTATTTCGTACGAACCTATACGCCCGTGGTTTAATCCGCAGACTCATAACAAACGAAATAACTACTGGGTTAATGTTGGAGTCCACCCCCGAGGAAAGAATACTAGGAGTGGCTGAGGATAGCCTCGAAGACTGGTCCGAAGATATAGAATCGAGGTTCACTTTGTGGGCTAAAACTAAAAAGCTCGCGGATTACACCTGGCAGGCTACATTTTCAAAAATTCAACGAAACGCACGAATGGAGGCCCTTATATGCGGTGATGTTCTGGTGGTTCTACATACGGGCGAATCCGGTTTGCCATCCGTGGAGCTTGTACGTGGCGAGCGTATTCGCACGCCTTACAATCAGTCCGCCAAGCCACAGACGACGAACATAATCGACGGCGTCGAGCTTGATTCCCGCGGGCGTCAAGTAGCGTATCATATTTCACAAGAAGACGGAAGCTCGAAGCGCGTTACAGCGTATGGGAAAAATTCGGGCCGTCGTATCGCGTGGTTAATTTATGGTACTGAGAAGAGAAACGGCGACGTTCGAGGCGAGCCCCTTTTGTCGCTCGTCATACAATCCCTTAAAGAGATTGACCGCTACAGAGACAGCACGCAGCGTAAAGCTCTTATAAATAGTTTACTGGCTATTTTTATTAAGAAAGATGAAGACAAGCCCGGCACTAGACCACTAAGTGGTGGCGCAGTCCGTAAAGGTACGTCGACGGTAACAGACGGGACCGGCGTCGAAAGAACTTTTAAGATGGCTGACGCATTGCCCGGAATGGCGCTCGAAACCCTTCAACACGGCGAAACGCCCGTCGCATTCGGCGCGGAAGGGACAGACGTTAATTTCGGACCTTTCGAAGAGGCTATAGTCCAGGGGATAGCTTGGGGGTATGAGATACCGCCCGAGATACTGAAGCTTGCGTTTTCAAATAATTATAGCGCTAGTCAGGCGGCTATAAACGAATTTAAAATTTATCTGAACCGAGTACGTACAGAATTCGGCGAGGATTTCTGCCAGCCTATTTATGAGGAATGGCTTTTATCTATGGTGATACTCGGGA